GCTCCACCTACACAGGCTAATTCTTGAGAGCCTGTCGTGTTGTCATCCTTTTCATACTTCTCTAACTCACTCCAATCTACATCACTTGGCATACCTTTAACCAACTCTCTGTACTTGTCATAGGTTATATCTTCATAGGGGGCTTGCTGATAAACATGGTCACTCACAGGCAACAAACTAATACCACTGGTCGCATCAAAGTTTTCCCAAATCCACTGTGCTATTTGCAGGAATTCATCATCTGTGTAATAAACAGTGATACTTGGCTTATGCTCACACCAATGGTCTTGGTACTGTTTCCACAATCTTAGCTGTTGCATAGCACCTACGTCACTAACCACTGTACTGTTCTTGGGTGACTTGGTAGGGAAGCTAAACACCTTTGTAGATTTGTTCATTACACAATCTTCTACAGGGAATCCTGCTTCCTCCATATATTGTGCCAGTGGGTCTTTCTTGTCTGAGCGTACTCTACGAATGTAGTACTTGCTAAAACGAGGATGAATCCCAGAAGCAGAATCAACAAGCTGAGATACAGTACCGCTTGGCTTAACGCATGTAATAGCCGCAGACTGATTAATGCCAAGTTTATAAGCCCACTCTTTATTGGTTGCAATAGTAACATCCTTCATCTCCGTAAGCCAACGCTCTAAGTCCTTACCATCTTTACCCAGTAAGTAGTGGTCACATATCCCTGTTAGGCTGACACCCAATAGGGCTTCCTCTTCCGTATTTCTCTTCCATACATTCCGTAAATATCGGAAGTCTGTCAACGTAGCCTGTAGTGTACCTATGATTGCCGCAACCTCACACTTACGCTTCAAGTCTTTTAGGTCATCCTCTGGTCGTACCACAATCTCCGACAGGTTACAGAACTGATTACTGCGTAGGATAATCTCAGAGCAGGGGTTAGTACCAAAGTCCTGCTCACTGTCACGCCTACCATTCCTAGCGGCTACCTTCTGTGCCGCGATACGGCTGAATATGCCACGCTCCCCTGCCTTACTTTCATACATAGTCTGCATCTCAGACAGGAATGATTCAAAGTCTGGCTTCTCTGTGTACGCTACACTGTTGTTAGCCAATGCTCTCTGACCTTCATTACGCCACCAGTCACCATACTTAGCTTTAGCCATGCGAGGGTCTGACAGGTTGGACAGGGAGATAAGGGCTGACCTACGAACACCACCTACAACCACAACCTCTGCAATCTTACAGCATATATCATGGCACTCAATACTGGTCAGCTTTCGACCCTGTGCTTTCTTGAATATACCTACACAGAAACTAAACAGGGCTTCCAAAGGTTCAGCACCACTGGCACGACCACCGAATGTCTTGAGTCTAGCACCAGATGGGCGTACCTTGTGCATATCCCACTTAGGTATTTTCCCTGCGTACAGTAAACTGATTAACTCTCTGAACGCAGAAGCCCAACCAATCTTGCTGTCAGCTACGACAATGGTACTGTCACTAGGATGGAACTCCTCTGCGACTACAGGTAGCTTGTTAATGAAGTTACGCTCAACACTGAACCCTACACCTGTACCGCACATCAAGACGTACATCAACTCGTCAAAGCAACGAGGCGAATCGATGTGTAGGTAGGAACAGTTGAACCCTGCTACATTGTCCTTGTCCAACGCTTCCCCTGCTGTCATAAGACAACGCATACTAGGCATTACTTCTAGGTTATATATTGCATTGAAAAGCATCTCACCTTCTTTCTCTGTAATCTGCTTACGTTTTAACCAGAAGTTGACGTAACGCTGTACTGTCTCTTCCCATGTTTCCCTTCTGCCTTTCTCTGGCAACCATCGGGCATATCGGCTCTTATGTATAAACTGTTGATACTGATTCACTTACTCTTCTCCTTGTTCTTTGGTTTGTCTTTTTTACCGAATATGGCATCATAGTTACTAGCGTACTTCTTGGGGTCTGTGGGGCGTTGGGCTGAACCCTTGCCCCCATGTGTCTGACCCTTCATTGGTCTCTGGTCTCTACGTCAAGTAGTTTCTTCAAGTACCACTGTGCCTTCTCTAAGTCCTGTACCACTTTACCTTTACGCTCATAACGCCACAGGTACTTCATGGTGTTGCCCTTTAGATAACCCTTGAACGCAAGGGGTGTCATACTTTCCTCTATGGCTTCAATACATTCTACTTTACCATAGTTGTAATGCTCTGGGCTGTTGACTTCATCTTTCACCATCTGCTCATACTTCTTCATAATCTTAGGGTACTTCTTGGTGACTCTGTCCCACTCCGCAGGAGTTGCATCATCAATACTCATCGTAATCATCCTCCGTAAATAAATCTCTGTGTCTAATTAATCTATCCTCAAAAGCCTCCAACAAGTCCTCAACAGAGATGTCTAAGGTTTCAAGCACTAGCACTGCATCGTACTCTCTTGCTACGGCTTCCTTTAGTTCCTCCAATGTATGTGACATCGTTACTTTCCTTCTACATATTTAACAAGTTCTTGTGCAGTATGCAAGGTGTAATGCTTAAAGCCCTCCTTGTCGCACCAGTGTCCCATCGTTATCTTACCACCCTTACGAACCTTCTTGTTAGGGTTAGACAGTAAGAATACCAATTCCCAACCATCTACTACTATTGTATCACGAATTGATTTATATTTCAAGGTGTCACCGACACGAAAGAAACCTTTTACCTCCACCATAATCTTCTTCTCTTCATGCACAAAGTCTGGTTTGTACTTCCTGTAGACAGTGTAAGGTACGTCATACGGCTCATAGGTAAAGCCCTTGCGTTTAACCTCCTTGGAAAACTCTTTCTCAAGGGCTGACCTGTACTGGTTCTTAGTCCGTTTCATTTAAGTCCAACTCCAATACTTTAGGTTCTACTTCAATGTGACTAAAGTACCGAACACCAGTAGAGTATAGGAAACCTCTTAGGTCTGGATAGCAGTGCTTCTTGTACGGACAGTAGGAACACTTGATGGATAGCTTCATGTTACCAGACTTACCATCGGGTATAGGGTCAGCACAGTAGGCTTCTGGTTCGTCACCCTTGACCATCTCCTTAACGTGTATTATACGCTCCTCTATATCCCCCTTAATGGTTTCATGGACAGGGGCTTGGGTATCCTCTAGGTCGTACTTAAGTACTGTCAAATGCCCATTAGCTTTGTCCATAGCCAACCATCCAAAGTCCTTTTTGCCTTGTGCATGGGCGTAGGCTTTTATCTGGTCAACGTAACCAAAGGAGTCATCATACGCCAGTGTACCATCCTTGAACTTCTTGAAGGAGTAGGAACTAGCAGACTTAACATCAATAGTTACACCATCAATGGTACAGTCCATGTGTCCCTTGATGCCCTGCACTTCACACTTCTTCTGCTCGTCAGTGACCTCATGCCCTGCCATGCGTACAAGGAACAAGAGCATCTCTTCAATCACATGACCATACATAAACTTGATGTAGGTATGTGGTCTTATCTTTTCACCTGTTTCCGTACCATTAGCTACGTTCCACAAGTATCTGTCATCACGACCAATGTTTGACAGGCGCAAGGTTCTACCATCTTTCTTCCTGTCCCTAGCAAACTCTGTACGCATTAGGGACTTCATGGCTTCACCGAACTTCTCTATCTCTGCTTCTACATCTACAGAGTCCTCTGCCTCTTTTGTCTCCATCAGTCGGTAAACATCATCTACCAATGTATTTATAGATTTATTCATAGTCATATACCTTATTGCTTTTTTTCCTGTGTTTAAATGTTCGATTGCCTCTACAGTAATCACAAGCGTTGTTGTTTCGACAGTGTTTGGAAATAGCCTTAGAACCTCTATAGCTTTTCCTCTTTTCCTTGCCGTACTTAATCGCTTTGTCCAGACTCATTCTATTCAATATCCTTGAATGCTTTAATGACATCACTTGAGAACAGCTTCTGTAGGTTGACCAAGTACATCTTACTTGCGTTGTGGTCGCCTCCTGATACTGTTCTGAAAGTGTCCAGTTTACTTACAATCTTTTTAAGCACATCCGTCTTGAACACTAGGGTACAGTATTCATTGTCCCCTATGCACAGGTTATGAAACCAGTAGTCTGACTCAGTAGCCTCAATGCCAGACGGCTTGCCCCATGACTCATACTCAATGCAGATGTTGCCTGTCTTTTGCCACAAGTCCTTCTCAGACTTAACCTCTATCTTCTTGTCCTGTAGCATCTCAGCTACCCTGTCCTCCCTAACAGAGCCATACGCTAAGTCTAAGTCAAACTTCTTTCTATCTTCTACACATGGTTTCATCTTGTATACCTCTTTCCTTATATAGTTTATCATAAAAAGCACCAACCTGTAAAATCTGTTTAGGCGTTGCACTGGTTTTTATCGAGTTAGCCAAAGCAGATACCACTATTACATTATCCATAGTATATCCTTTACTGTTGTCTATCCTATCAATGGTAGGCGAATTAAACCAAGTCTCCTTACCATGCGCCATAGGTATACCCAACACTGGACAAACTTCTGGAAAATGTAACTCCTTGTTTAAGTTAAAATCTAACCCTTTGTTTAACGCTCTACGTTTAGCATCAATAATCATTTGATTTTTCAAATACACAGGGCTGTTGTTTCTAAACTCATTATAACACTCCCTACAGTCTGCTCTTAGCCTACCTCCTTCCCTTGGAGGAAAAAACTCTATGGTGTACTCCTTTACCTCACCACACTTACTACAGGCTTTAGTGCGTTTCCGACCAGTTGTTGCCGATTTGATACTCTCCTGCGAGAGGACAGTTAAGTTTGTAGTACGTTCCTGCCGCTTCAATGCACGATACCGCAAGCCTTCCGAAAACCTCTGCCTCCTCTTCTCTGACCTCTGTCTGGATTTCATCGTGTATGTTTCCTATAAATTTGTAGTCAATGTTCCAAAGTTTCGCGTACTCGTCTAGCAATACCAGTGCCTTCTTCATAACAATAGCACCTGCTGATTGGAGTAGCGTGTTTAGTGCCGAGTGTTCTGAGCGTACTGCGACCCTTCGCCCATCAAGTCCGTAAAGATAACCTCTTCCAGATGCCACGCTAACTCTCTCTCGTAAGTCTCTAAGAGATGGCGTGTTTGATAGGAACTTCTCCTTAAGTAGTCTACCATCTCTAGCAGTTCCTCCAACGATACTTCCGATTTTTTCATCGCCTGCTCCATAGAGGAACGCATAGATGAAAGTCTTTGCTTGACTTCGTGTGTCAACACCACTAGCAAACTGGTTTGCTGTATGAATGTCTCCATTGAGTATTTCATTTGTATAGTCCTCATCGTTCATGTAATGTGCAAGCATACGCAGTTCTAAACCACTGGCATCCATACCGACCACCTTGTATCCCTTCGGTGCTGTCCAACAGGCACGACACTCTTTACCATACTCCGCTGACGAACTAGGTACTTGTGCCATGTTGGGGCTAGAATGTGTCATACGCCCTGTTACAGTTCCATTTGCATTTACATATCCATGTACTCTACCATCATCTTCAACAGCATCAAGCCAACTCTGTACCTGTGCAATACGCTTCTGAACCAATAAGTACTCAGCAATCATAGAGGCTTCGGGTATATTAGTGACTTTTGCTAGGACTGATTCATCTACAACGGCTTGACCCTTTTCAGTGAACTGCTTAGGCTTCCAACCAAAGTATTGTAAGTACCGCCCTATCTGCTGTCGTGAACCAAGGTTAAACTCTGGGTAGTCTATCCTACTAAACTCACCGCCAACTGTAGCCCACTGCTCCCCAAGGAACTTGAGACCTACCACAGACAATGAAGCATCCTTCTTGAACTTAGGTTTGACATTGCGTACAAACGTAGGTAACGGCTTGAATGTATTATGCACCGAATCCTCTAATTCAAACTTACGTTCTTTGAGTTTAGCCAGTAGTACAAACGCACCCTCTTGGTCTAACAGCCATCCATTGTGGATTTGCTTTGAGATAATGCGCTGTACTTGATGCTCAAGGCTAATGCTTTCGCTTCCAAAGTCAGACAAAGCACTTCGTAGCGCGTAGTACACTTTGACATTAACAAGAACATCTTGCTTACAATACTCCACCATTTCTTGCGAATAGTTGTCCCAATCATTATGTTCACCTTTTGGACAACCTAGTAGCTGTCCCCAGTTTTCTAAGGAATGACCCCCCTCTCTTTGTGGGTCGGCTAGTCTTGATAATACTAATGTATCAGTTACATTACAAGAACCAAAGTCAGTTCCCAGTATACGTTCAAGAACTGGTATGTCATAGTCAATAATGTTATGACCTATCAATTCATATACGTCACCATGTAAGTCTTGGATATAAGTATTGAAGTCGTAGAGCGTAGACCCAGAGAACACCTTTGTCTCCTGAGTATCTAGTTCATGCGCCACAATAACCCAAACCTTATCAGGATTTAGACCATTGGCTTCTATATCAAAGACAATCTGCTTCATTTGAAACTATCTCTATAGTCACACCATCCATTTATATCATCAAATATTTCTTCAATACTATCACAACCACTATGCCACTTCTGATGCGCTTTGTGTCTTGGACACCACTTCATTGAATATGGCGATATAAAAAAGTAGCACTTTCTATGATGAAAACATATCTGCCCTGCACCATAAGGGTAAACTTTCTTTTTACCAAGATTATTCAAAGTCTCAATTGCATCGTCTATAAGCTGTGGGTCTGCCTTATCAGCATGATATATTTGATATTGATTTACTCTATTAGCCATATTAAAACTCCTGCTTCTCGTCACCGACAGGACAGGTTGTTTCAATCATACGCCCTGTGTCCTTGTCGTAGTACAGGTAACACGCAACACCAGTAAGCCCTGCGTATCGGTTCTTGAGTACGCGAACTGTGGTTGTGTTGCGAACCTGCGGGTCAGCGTGTTGTTGGTCACGTTCCAAACCAA